CCGCCACGCAGTCGAAAGGATGCTGGCCTTCGTCGAGAAGGAGGAGATGATTTCAGTGAAAGCTGAACGCAGAAAAGGGACGCTTATTACCGTCCTGAATTATGCCGAATATGCTGAAAAAATGACCATAACCCCCGCGCATAGAGCCGCGCATATGCCCGAGCATAACGAAGCCAGTAATACCAAGGCATCAGAAGCTACCCCCGCGCATATAACCGAGCATAAAGGCGCGCATCATGAACAAGAATATAAAAACAATAATATTAAAAACACTACGTCAGAGAATTCTGTCGAATCCTCCGACACCCCCTTAAAGAATCTCCCGGTCATTAGGCCTGAAGCGGCAACACATTCACCGAAAGGGGATAAGTGGGGCACGGCTGATGACCTGAAAGCTGCAGAGTGGATGTTCAGCAGGGTGAAGATTGTTACTCCAACAGCTAAATCCCCTAACTGGCCTGCCTGGGCTAACGAAGTACGCCTTCTGAGAGGAACGCTTGAAGTCACGCACCATGACATCTGCGAAACCTTCAAATGGGCTAACGCCGATCACTTCTGGCAGACCAATATCCTCAGCCCTGCAAAACTCCGCGCCAAGTGGGACACACTCCGGGCGCAGATGAGCCAGCCAGGGCGTAACCGGCAGGTAGTGGCTCAGCAGCCAGCTCAGCACTGGAACAGCCGCGAAGCCTGGGAGAATGAATTCCTATGAGAAATCTCGTATCAGCAATTCAGAATCGTGATGCAGGCGCACTGGCTCGCATTGCAGGAGATGGCCCGCGCCCGGTTGAGCGTGGAGTGCATGAAGACGTTGAGCGCTTGGTTGATGCTCTGTTTTCGAACCTGAAGCAGGTATTCCCGGCGTCGGTCAGCACGGCATGGCGCAATCCGAACGACGAAGCAGCAGCGAAACGACAGTGGATTGCCGCTTTTGCAGAGAACGGCATTCACAACAAACAGCAGCTGTCAGCAGGCATGAAGCTTGCCCGAGCCAGTGGCTCACCGTTCCTGCCATCGCCCGGCCAGTTTATCGAGTGGTGCAAGCAGGGAGAGCATCGCGCCGCGGGTTTGCCGTCAGACGAAGAGCTGTACGACATGTTCCGCCTGTACTGCCGGGACCGTGGCATGTACGACAGCAGCGAAGAGTTTCCCTGGGAAAGCCCAGCCTGTTTCCACATGGTGACAGCTGTCTATAACCAGATGCGCTCGTTCAATCTGACGGATTCTGAGTGTCGCAAGCGCCTGGGCGATGAGCTGCGCAAGATGTCCCGCCGTATCGAGGCTGGCGAAGTCATCCCGCCACCGCGCAAACAGATTCCTCAACTCCACATCCCGACCGGTAACGAAAAGGCACTGGACCACCTTGCCGACATTCGCCGCCGCTTCGGTCTGAAAGGGGGCCGACATGACTGAGATGAACCGCATCCGCTTTGAGCGCCTGTATCGCAGTGTTCATGGCGACAAGCACAACCTGACCCGATCACATCTTGGCTATCAGGATGCTGTGGTAGACCGGGCCTTTTTCTTCTGGCTTGAGGGTAGGGAGAGCGCAGCATGACACAGGTAATCCAGCTGGTAATCACACCACCGCTGATGCGTCAGGCCAGAAATATTCAACTGGCAATCATCGACCTGGCTAAGAATCGCGACCTAAAGCCGGAGCAGTTCCGCGCGCACCTGAACGCCATCGACATGCTAGCGCGTGAAGCTCATGACCTGATTGTGGATGCTGAGTTTGAGCAGGAAGGAGAAAACCATGATCCACTATCACGGCGGCCCAATAACGCCTGACACATGCGCTATTCGGGCATGGAAAGGACGGCATGCTTTCATCTCCTTTGCTCATGCCGGCCAAATAAATCTCGCTTCAGAATTCTGTCAGTCATTCGCCCTCGATAATGGCGCTTTTACTGCGTGGAAAGCTGCTGGCCGGAACAAAATTGACTGGAGCGATTATTACGAGTTCGTGGCGCGCTGGAAAAATCACCCAGGCTTTGACTTTGCAATCATCCCTGACGTAATCGACGGGGGAGAAGCTGAGAACGAGGCGCTATTGGATGAGTGGCCGCACGGCGATTTCTACGGCGTGCCGGTCTGGCACATGAACGAAAGCGATGACCGGTTTATTCGTCTCTGTAATGAGTATCCGCGGGTGGCGATCGGGAGTTGCGGAGAATATGACGTTAAGCGCCCGAATCTTGCTGTAGCGCGCATGAAAGACCTGATTCGGCACGTTACAGATGATTACGGTCAGCCTATCGCAAAACTACACGGTCTTCGTATGCTGAACCCTCTCATTTTCACCAAGCTACCGCTGGCGAGCGCTGACAGCACCAACGTTGCCAGAAACATTGGTATCGATAAGGCATGGTCTGGAGCGTATGCGCCGGCATCGAAGGAAACGCGGGCGGCCCTTATGGTCGAACGTATCGAGTCACACAACAGCCCCGGCTCACTGCATTATTGTGAGCAGCGGGACCGGTTCAACATGCAGTTGCAACTGGCTGTATAGGAGAAACCATGAACAACGTAATTCCCTTAAAACGCTCTGAGCACGTCATATCAAACGCCGAACTGGATAAGCTGGCGAATGACATCAGCAGCTTTGCAAAACGCTATCCGGACTCAATGTGCCTGAGCCACGGCATCAGGAAGTTACTCAGCGACGCATTAAAGCGAGAGAAACGCGATGGAGACTCAACGCTACCTGTTGCGTGACAGCAACATACGACAGAACTGCATCACCGCCATCCAGCAACTCCCCGCCAATCCCGACAAACCTCTGCAGGTAACCATCCAGGAAGACACCAGAAGCCTTGCGCAAAACCGCATGCTTTGGGCCTGCCTGCATGACGTATCAAGCCAGGTGGTCTGGTACGGGAGGAAACTCGACTCAGAGAGCTGGAAGCATATTTTCAGCGCCAGCCTGAAAGGGCAGGAGACGGTGCCGGGTATCAACGGCGGCTTTGTAGTGCTGGGCCAGTCAACAAGCAAAATGCGCGTCAGTGAGATGCGTGACCTAATCACACTTATCCATGCCTTCGGTGCCGAGCGGAACGTCAGGTTTAGCGACGAGTCAGCGCGCGCGGCTGAATGGGCTGGAAGATTCGGGAGTACAGCATGTTAGCCAGAGAAGAGATAATCAGCTACCTCGCAGCCAATGGTTGCGCCACCTCAAGCCAGATTCACAATCACCTTGAGGATTTGGGATTTAAGCGCTGCACCTCAATGGGTGTCTTGTCCAAGATGGTAAGTAGTGGCGTAGTGCTTCGAGCAGGTCATCATCAGGAATATGCCTGCCGCTTAAACAGGGCTGTGAAGCATAGCGCCAGTGCCGGTGAAAGCAGGGTAGTGCGTAAGCCAAAAGCGCCTAACGCAGTGTTCGATGATTGCCGGACGGTTAGCCCAATGCATCAGCTTAACGAGCTGCTGAAGGCCGCAAGGGGGAACCATGCGTGAAACCTGGTTCGTGCATGACCCTGTAGACACCGAAACCGCCGCAGAACTCCTTTCCCGCTACGCCTCCCGCAATATCAAAACTCAGAAGACGCTATCCGCCGACCCACGATTGTGGCTGGTGAGCGCCTTGCTGCCAGAGTTCCGGGAAGAGCCAAAGCCGAGCCGTCAGTATAAAAACCCAATGTGGAGCTGAAGATGAATTACAGCGAAATGAAGGATCACGAAATAAATGCCGCCGTTGGTGAAGCAATGGGCTGGAATGCAAAATTCATACATCAGGACGAAAGCGTAACGTTCAGGGATGACCTTGGCAGACTGCGAGGCAGAAAAAACTACTGCAATTCATGGGCTGACGCCGGGCCGATTATCGAGAAAAAAAGAATAAGCATAGAGTTTGACGGTGATGAAACCGCGCAATGGTGCCACACGATTAGCTGTGAGGGTTTGTATGGGATTGTATATCAGTCCAATCCACTCCGCGCCGCGATGATTACCTTCTTGCTTATGCAGGAGGCTGCCAGTGCGTGAACGATGCTGCCGATGCCACATAACCCTGACCTCAGAAGACAAGTATCACTACGGGGCTAACTGCGAAAACTGCGAGGTAGATCGCCGCTATGAAGACCACGAACGGGACCAGCCAATCAAGTCAGCCTACTGGCGCTGGCGAGCAATCTGCTTCTGTGTGCGTTGGTTGCGAGGCGCACCTGTCGCCGCAGGAAACCTATGCATGCGATACCTGCGCTGCCGTCTGGATGAAAGACGCAAACTTCAACATGTGCGGAGGGGACGATAATGGCTGAGTTAAAAGCAGGCGGGCTGGCGATTATTATCGACTCCTGCACTACTGAAGAGATAGGGCGATGCATTACTACTGAGAGGTTATGCCAGCCCGGGGAGATTGTTCTTACACCAACGGGTCACAGGGCGAGAGTGCCGTCCGAAAAGTGCTGGATGGTTACTGGGAATGTTTCAGCAGGAGGTACGCTTGGAGGGAAAATAAGCCATATTACAGGATGGGCCTTTTACCCTCCTGATTTGCTTATGCCAATCGATGGCGACGACTTCGAGCATGAAGACGAGCAACAAAAGGAGTTGACGCATGGCTAAAGGCGCCAAGCCGAAGCCGAAGAAGTGCAAATGCTGTCCTGAAAAGTTTATCCCCCGCAATAGCCTCCAGACCGTCTGTTCTCCCAAATGTGCCATCCAACTCGCTAACCAGATGTCCGAGCGCAAGCAAAAGCGCCTGGAGAAAGAGCAGCGCGCTGCATGGAACAAACGCAAAGCCGATGTGAAGCCGTTAAGCCACTGGATGAACATGACCCAGCGGGCATTCAACGATTACATCCGAGCGCGCGACGGGAACATCTGCATCAGCTGTGGCAGCACAACAGCAGTCAGCTATCACGCAGGGCATTACAGGACAACTGCAGCGGCTTCGCAACTACGTTTCAACGAGGACAATGTTCACAGCCAGTGCAGTGCGTGCAACACGCACCAGTCAGGCAACATCAGTCCATACCGCATCAACCTCATCACCAAAATCGGCCTTCAGCGCGTTCTGGCGCTCGAATCAAACAACGAACCTCACCGATACACCAGAGAAGAACTGGACAGCATCCGTGCGCGTTACAGGGCTTTGCTGCGTGGGTTGGTTAAGCAGAGGGAGGCAGCATGACCCAATACCTCAAAGAGAAGTGGCAGAAACTCCGCATCTACAAACGCAAAGGTGGCTTTGCTGTGGATTACCGGATCATTCATAACATGGCGAAAATGATGGGAGTCAAACATGGGGCTTGAAGCAACTGTGAAGTACCACTTCCCGAAGACAGCGAGCTTTGCCGGTAAGCCACGTGCACCCGCCTCAGATCCGTTATCTGACTC